GATTTAGAAGAGACTTACGAATTGTTAAAGGATGCAGTTCTTGATATTGAAGATGGGACATTAGAAGCAAGTTTAGACTATTCAAATCAAACACTTCAGTAAAGTTTATCACATTATGAAATATTATACAGAAAAATTGTTGTATAATAACCAAGCAGTATTTTTTAACCAGTAGTAGATAAGGAGAGTATTATGACAGAAGCAGCACCAGTAAAAATCCAAGCCGAAGTTCAATGGGCTTTCTTTGACAAAGTAAATGACATGAGTGGCAAGTTCCAGTGCGACTTGACAAACTTGTCAGATGCCGCTGTTAAAGCTCTTGAAGGCATTGGTCTAGCACCTCGTAAGCGTGAAGATAAACCTGAGAAGGGTTGGTTCTTGACTGTTAAATCAAACTATGCTATTCAGCCATTTGATAAAAACAATAACGAAATTAAAGATATTGTTGGTAATGGTTCTAAAGCAATTGCTTTAATTAAGCCTTATTCATGGAAATGGAAGAATAAAGAAGGTATCAGTGCTTCTTTAGCTAAGATCATCATTACAGATTTGATTAAGTATGAAGCAAATGCTGAATCAAAAGATGATAACTTGGATGACGATATTCTGTGATAACAGCTCTCATTGACGCTGACAGCCTTTGCTATGCAATTGGTTTCTCCAGTAACGATACTGAAGAAGCCATTGCATTAGCTCGGATGGAAGAGACAATGACTGAACTTTGTATGGGACTGGATTGTGACGATTACAAGGGCTTCCTAACGGGCAAAGGCAACTTTCGTGAATCGCTTGCAGTTACAGTTCCATATAAGGGTCAGAGAACAGCAGAAAAGCCAATCCATTTACAGGCACTTAGAGACCACTTAGTGAAGTCTTGGGGGTTTGAAGTGGTAGAAGGTATCGAAGCTGACGATGCAGTCGGTATCGCTGCTTATGCAGTTCCTGAAGACGAAACAATCATGGTTCATATCGACAAAGACTTGAATCAGTTTCGAGGATGGCACTACAACTATCGCAAAAATGAAAAGTACCATGTAACAGAGTTTGAAGGATTAGTCAATTTCTATACACAGATTTTAACTGGAGATAGGATTGATAACATTATCGGACTTAAAGGTATCGGTCCTGTTAAAGCTAAAAGGATATTAGAAGAATGCACAAACGAAAACGAACTGTATCAAGCAGTCCTCAAAGCTTACGAGGGCGACCAGCAGCGAGTACTGGAGAACGGCTCACTTCTTTGGTTGCAAAGAAAACCCAATCAAGTTTGGACACCGCCAAGCTGTTCTTGATTGAGTGGGACGATGCTCTTGCTCAAGGAGAATGGCACGAAGCAAAGAAAGAAGATTTACGCTGTAAAACAATTGGTTTTGTTGTTTACGAAGATGATTTACAGATTGAATTAGCCGGAACAATCACCGATGGAATGTGTAATAACAGTATCACACTTCCAAAGAAAATGATTGTTAAAAGAAAGGAAATAAAACTTGAAACCACAAAGCGCAAAAGCAAAGGGAAGAAACCTACAGAAGTGGGTAGTAGCGGAGCTTCTGAAGCGTTACCCACAACTGACGGACAAGGATCTACGCAGTTGCTCAATGGGTAGTCATGGTGAAGATGTGGTGATGTCTCAATTTGCAAAAGACGAATTACCTGCTACATTTGAGTGTAAATCGTTAGCAAAGATTGCAGTATATCGCTATTATGAACAATGCGAAAAGCATGGCGATGGTGAACCAATCGTTATCATTAAAGAGAACGGTAAAGCTCCTTTAGCTGTGATTGACGCTGAAGTTTTATTTGATTTGATGGCAGCATGACAGTACCTATTATTTATCTTAAAGAGCGTCTTGAGTGGTTAGAGCAAGAAAATCTTTATTTAAAGAAGCAGATTGATGTTTTATTAACCATAATTGCAAACAAGGAGAAACAGAATGGAATACACGATGTCCCTGAAGTTTGAATTAGAAGATGTAGATGGTAAGCATACTTCTGAATTCGTTGTTGACGACGCAGCATCTTGGCATGAATTAGTGATTAAGTTCACTGATTTTTTGTCTACTCGTTACGGCTATCAGATGTCAGACAATGTATTATTCGTAACAGATTACCCATTTGGTCGTATTAAAGAACAATACATTACTCCTAACGAAGTAGAACTTGTGCTTCGTAATCGTGAGCGTAATGAGAACTTAAATTCTTTATTTGACGACAATCAACGGGGCGATAACGAGTGAAGATACTATTACTAGATATTGAATCATCCCCTAACACAGCTCATGTGTGGGGATTATGGCAACAAAATGTCAGCATCAATCAGTTAATGGAATCTTCCTATGTCTTATGCTATGCCGCTAAATGGCTTGGTACAGATGATATTTATTTTGATTCTGTCAATCGTTCTAAACCAAAGAAGATGTTGAAAGGCATACATGGATTACTCGACGAAGCTGATGCTGTGGTGCATTATAACGGTACTAAGTTCGACATTCCTACTCTTAACAAGGAATTCTTATTACATCGTTATAGTCCACCATCGCCTTATAAACAAATTGATTTACTTAGGGTGGTTCGTAGCCAGTTCCGCTTTCCTTCTAACAAGCTGGACTATGTAGCACAGCGATTAGGTTTAGGAAAGAAGCAAGAGCACGAAGGTCACGAACTGTGGGTGAAGTGTATGAATGGAGATAGAAATGCTTGGCAACGAATGCAAGATTATAATATACAGGATGTTGTTTTACTGGAAGACTTATACAATACTATTCTTCCTTGGATTAAGAATCATCCTAACCAAAACCTTCACAGCGAATCTATATGTTGCCCGAATTGTGGACAACAAAATCTTCAAAAGCGTGGAACAGCAATTTCTTCTACTGGGACTTATCAAAGATATCAGTGTAAGTCGTGCGGAAGCTGGTCACAAGGGACTAAGGCTACTAAGAAAATGGTGGAAGTGAAAGGATTAGCATGAATAACCCAATAGCAATGCCAGCACATTATGGCTATGATGTTTTGAGTCAGTATGAAGATGGTCAAGAAGACTGTGGGGATAGCTTGTCCAAACAAGTAGGCGGAAAACACTATAAAAAAGGGGTTCAGCCTTGGACAATCGCTATGGATTGGGGACTTGACCCTTGGAGTCATAATGTGGTAAAATATATCCTTCGTTTCCCTTACAAGAACGGACGAGAAGACCTAGAGAAAATTCAGCATTATTTAGAGTTTTTGCTAGAGAACTATGATGAAGTAACTGAGAAGTATTATAAGTAGAAAGAACCTATGCCTTTGCTATTGCATGAAATCAAAGAAAGACTACAAGCACTCGACGAAGTGACACTACTGGAATTGCTAGAAATCAGTAGCGAAGACATAGTAGAGATGTTCTCAGATCGTATCGAGGACAATGCCGATAAACTAGAAAAGGAAGTAAGATAATAATGACATACACAATGACTCCGTATAACACCTTTATTGCTAAATCAAGATACAGCCGCTATCTTGACGATAAAGGTCGTCGTGAACACTGGAATGAAACAGTTGCACGATACTTTGATTTTATGGAGAAGCACTTACAAACTAAACAAAACTACACACTTACACCGGAATTACGCAACGAGTTACAAACTGCTGTAACAAATCTTGATGTAGTGCCTTCGATGAGAGCAATTATGACAGCCGGACCTGCGCTAGAGCGTCAGAATGTTGCTGCATTCAATTGTTCTTATCTTCCTATTGATGACCCTAAAGCATTTGATGAAGCAATGTATATCCTTCTCTGTGGTACTGGAGTAGGTTTTTCAGTGGAGCAAAAGTATGTCTCTAAATTACCTGAAGTCCCGTCTAAGTTGTTTGATAGTCAAACTACTGTTGTTGTTTCGGATTCTAAAGAAGGATGGGCGAAATCATTACGACAAGTTATCGCTCTTTTATATGCTGGGGAAGTTCCAAGGTACGACCTTTCCAAAGTTCGACCTGCCGGAGCAAGGCTCAAAACTTTCGGAGGAAGAGCTAGTGGACCCGGACCTTTGGAAGACCTTTTTAAATATGTTATTTCGAAATTCAAAGGAGCAGTTGGTCGTCACCTGTCGTCCATTGAGTGTCATGATATTCTCTGCAAAATCGGGGAAGTTGTTGTTGTGGGTGGAGTCAGACGGTCAGCAATGATCTCGTTGTCTGATTTGTCAGACGATAAAATGGCTCATGCTAAAGCTGGTAATTGGTGGGATGGTCAAGGTCAACGAGCACTAGCAAATAACTCTGCTACATACTCTGAAACACCTTCAATTGGTCAATTCATGCGTGAATGGAGTTCTATTTATGAATCACATAGTGGAGAGCGTGGTATCTTCAATCGTGAAGCTTCTCAGAAGCAAGCTGCTAAGAATGGACGACGAGATTCGAGTTATGACTTCGGAACAAACCCATGTAGCGAAATCATTTTGCGTCCTTACCAATTCTGTAATCTGTCTTCTTGCATCATTCGGGATACTGATACTTTCGCTGATATTAGCAATAAGATTCGTCTTGCTACGATTTTGGGAACATTTCAAGCGTCGTTAACAGAGTTCCCTTACTTGCGTAAGATTTGGCAGAAGAATACTGAAGAAGAAGCATTATTGGGTGTGTCAATGACCGGTATTCTTGACAATACTTTATTGAACAATCCTGACGATGAGGAATTACCTAAACGATTGGAGGAACTTCGTGCTACTGCTGTTTCTGTTAACGCTGTTACTGCTGCTGCTATTGGTATTAATCAAAGTGTTGCTGTTACCGCAATTAAACCTGAAGGCACTGTTTCACAACTCTGTTCTACTGCAAGCGGTATTCATCCTCAACATAGCAAGTATTATATCCGCAGGGTTAGAGCTGATAATAAAGACCCATTAACACAGTTCATGATTCAAGCTGGTTTTGTAGCAGAACCTTGCTATTTAAAGCCTGAATCAACTACAGTGTTTAGTTTCCCTGTTAAGGTTGCTGACGGAGCATTGCTTCGTGAAGATTTGACAGCTATCCAGCATTTACGCTTGTGGTTGCTTTATCAGCGTCACTATTGCGAGCATAAGCCTTCTGTAACAATTTCAGTTCGTGAAGAAGAGTGGATGGAAGTCGGAGCATGGACATACAAACACTTCGATGAAGTGACTGGAGTATCTTTCCTACCGATGGATGGTGGTACTTATAAACAAGCACCGTATGAGGAATGCACTGAAGAGACTTATAATCAATTGCGATTATTAGTCCCTGAATCAGTGGATTGGGAGAACTTTAAAGAATACGACGACAATGTCGAAGGAGCACAAATGCTGTCCTGTACTGCTGGCGGTTGTTCAATCTAACGGAGAAAGAAATGAAAAAAGTTTACGGATATAGAGAATTAACTGAAAATGAACTGGAGACTATTAACAGTATTAAACAAACAGCCGAGGAAGTTGGTGAAATTATAGACGGAATGGCTGGGTGGTCGGGGGCAGATCAGCGGTGGTTAGCTATCGCTAAAACAGACCTACAAAAAGGTTTTATGTCTTTGGTTCGTGCTGTTGCAAGACCTGATAGTTTTTAATTTCCTTGTGTGTAGTCCTTTAGCCCCTCTTCGGAGGGGTTTTTTTACTATAAAGTTATTCTAAAGGACTATAAAGTTAAACTTTAGATGGATACTCAGCAGCAGTCCAAATACCGGGGACATACTTGTTAT